GGAAGCGCCTCGTTATGCGTATATGGCTCCGACTTATCGTCAGGCTAAGAATGTGGCATGGGATTATATAAAGCAGTTTGCTGGCAAGATACCGGGCGTGAAGTTTCATGAGACTGAATTGCGCTGTGATTTGCCTACTGGTGCTAGGATTAGTTTGTTGGGTGCAGAAAACCCCGATAGTTTGCGTGGGATATACCTTGATGGCTGCGTGATGGATGAAGTTGCTGATATGCCTGAGAATGTATTTCCAGAGGTATTGCGGCCAGCTTTGTCTGATCGAAAGGGTTGGTGTGTATTTGTTGGCACGCCTAAGGGTCACAATGCTTTCTATGAAAAGTATGAGGAAGCTGTTGCGAATGATGATTGGTTGGCTGCGATATACCGTGCGTCTGAGACTGGTATATTGGACGATGAGGAATTGGAAGCTGCCAAGGTTATGATGAGTGTAGACCAGTATGCTCAGGAGTTTGAGTGTAGTTGGAATGCGAATGTTCCTGGTGCTATTTATGGCAAGGAGCTTGAAGAGATTACGGCGTCTGGTCGGGTTTGCAGTGTGCCGTATGATCCGTCTGTTCGTGTGGAGACTTGGTGGGATCTTGGTGTTGGCGATAGTACGGCGATATGGTTTACGCAGACTGTTGGCCGCGCTGTTCACGTTATTGATTACTATGAGAATAGGAATGAGGGGTTGCCACACTATTGCCAAATTCTCTCAGCAAAAAAATATTTATATGGCGATCATAATGCTCCGCATGATATAGAGGTAAGGGAGTTAGGTTCTGGGAAGAGCCGTAGAGAGGTTGCTTGGGATTTGGGCTTGAATTTTAGAGTTGTTCCTAAATTGCCTGTTGAGGATGGCATACACGCTGCGCAGATGTTGATACCGCGTCTGTGGTTTGATCGTGATGCGTGTAAGGATGGATTGGAAGCGTTGCGGCAGTATCACCGGGCGTATAATGAGAGGACGCGCAGTTTCCGGGCGAACCCGGTGCATGACTGGTCTAGTCATGCGGCTGATGCGTTTAGATATTTGGCGGTTGGTTTACGTGAAAGTCGCGGTAATATGCGGCCACCACAGATGCAGGCTGTCATGGACTATAACCCTTTTGCGGCATGAGGTGAGATATGGGTGATCCAGTTACGGCGATACTTGGCGCGGCAGCGGCTGGCAAGATATTAGATATTGATTTGTTGGGTGGCGGTGGTGGTGGTACGCCTGCACCTGCACCTGTGCCTGCTCCAGCACCGGCTCCTACACCGCCGCCTGCGCCTACACCGCCTAAGCCACCGGCACCGCCCCCACCCCCTGCACCAAAGCCTGCGCCTGTTCCTACGCCTGCTGCAAAGCCTAGTCCGACTGAAGGTGCTGCTGCACCTAAGCAGCCTGATACTGGTGCTGGCACGACTACTGCGAAGGCGGGCAAGGAAGAGGCGGAGATTATTAAGGCTGCGGCTGAAGGCCCAGCGGAAGCAAAGGTTGCTGAGACTGCAACGAAGGGTCGGCGTTCTACTATTATGACAACGCCTGCGGGTCTTGAGGATAAGCCTGTTATAACAGCCCCGGCTGCTGCTCCAGCCCCTGCGCCTAAAGCTGAAACAAAGGTAACGCCTATGCCTACTGTTAAGGCAGAGCCAATTGCTGCGCCTGAGCCTGAGAAAAAAGATGAGCTTCCACCGGGATCGGCGCGTGCCAGAAAGGCTACGGTTGTTTCTACGCCTAGAGGATTGTTAACAACGACTGCCCCATTGCGCCGCAGGCGTTCACTGATGGGTGGGCTGATATCTTGATGACGCGTAAGAACATTGCTGGCGAGATGGGCGCACGCTCTTCTCAGCCAGCTAAGCGCCGCGCTGATTTGACTGTAGATCCTTTGGAGCGGCTTAATCAAAAGATGGCTGGTCGTACTCAGGGTGGATCTGTTGAGGGTTTAAGCCCTGAGCAGAAGAAAAAGAAGCGTTCTATTATGACTAGCTACGGGATGATGTGATGCAAGTATTGCCAATGATTGCGCAGTTAGATCGGCGCTATAAGACTTTGCAAAGCCAGCGCTCTAATTGGGAGAACCATTGGCAAGAGCTTGCGGATTATATGCTGCCACGTAAGGCAGATATTACGAAGAAGCGCACGCAGGGTGATAAGCGCACAGAATTAATTTATGATGGCACTGCTATTCACGCCGTAGAATTGTTGGCGTCTTCATTGCATGGAATGCTGACTAGCCCTAGCTCGCCTTGGTTTTCTATGCGGTATCGTAATCCAGACTTGCAGAACAATGATTTGGCAAATGAGTGGTTGGAGTTGTGCCTTGATCAGATGTATCAAGCGTTTAATCGCTCGAATTTTCAGCAAGAAATCCATGAGCTTTACTATGATCTTGTGGTTTTTGGTACTGCTGCTTTTTATATAGAAAGTAGTGAAGATGGCTTGCGCTTTTCTTCCAGGCACATTGCAGAGATTTGCATCTCTGAGAACTCTAAAGGTCAGGTAGATACTGTTTACCGCAAGTTTAAGATGTCTGCTCGCGCTATGGCTCAGCGGTTTGGCGAAGAGAATTTGCCCGCGCAGTGTCAGAAAGACTTGAAGAATGAGCCGTACAAAGAACATGAGATTGTTCATGCGGTATATCCGCGCTCTGAGGCTAAGGGTAAGCTGGCAAAGGACAAGCCGGTAGCGTCTGTGTATTACCATGCAGATACGCGTAAGCTTTTGTCTGAGGGTGGTTTTGATGAGTTTCCGTTTATGGTTCCTCGTTTTAACAAAGACAGTGTAAGCAGCTATGGCCGTTGCCCTGCTATGAACGCGCTGCCTGATGTTAAGATGTTGAATAAAATGTCAGAGGTTACTATTCGTGCGGCTCAAAAGCAGATCGATCCACCGCTTATGGTGCCTGATGATGGGTTTATGCTGCCGGTACGCACAACGCCGGGATCGTTAAACTTTTACAGATCTGGTACGCGGGATAGGTTGGAGCCGTTAAACATTGGCGCGAACAATCCGCTTGGCTTGAATATGGAAGAACAGCGGCGCAATGCTATTCGGCAGGCGTTTTATGTTGATCAGTTGCTCATGGCTCAAGGGCCAGCGATGACAGCGACTGAAGTGTTGCAACGAAACGAAGAGAAAATGCGGTTACTTGGGCCTGTTCTGGGTAGGTTGCAGTCTGAGTTGTTACAGCCGTTAATCTCTCGCTCATTTTCGTTGCTGCTCAGGGAAGGGTTGCTCCCACCCGCCCCTGAGCAACTACAAGGCCAAGACATAGATATTGAGTATGTCAGCCCGCTTGCAAAAGCGCAGAGGCTGACGGACTTGCAATCTATGTTGCGCGGCTTTGAGGTAATGATGCAAGTTGCTGAGATAGCGCCTGTCATGGATTACTTGGATAGCGATAAGCTGGTGCAATATCTTGTGGATGTTACCGGCATACCGGCGCGTGTTATTCGCAGCGATGAGGAAGTCGCACGTATACGCAGGCAGCAACAGGAAGCTGCACAAGCGCAGGCGCAAATGGAGCAGAGCGCTATGGCGGCTGAGCAAGCGCAACAGCTTGCACCTATGGTCAAGGCTGTTAGCCCATGAAGCAAATACAAGACTTAAAGTTAGCGTATCGTCGCACGTTTAATACAGAAGACGGTGAGCAAGTTCTAAGTGATCTCAAGAAGCGTTTTAGCTTTGAGGCAACCACATTTTCTGGCGATCCTTATCAATCTGCATTTAACGAAGGACAACGCGCAGCGCTGCTGCTGATCGTCAGAATGTTGTCCGATGAAAAGGAACCACAATGAGCGAAGAGGCAATCCAAGACACTGGATCTCAGGAAGTCGCAGCGGATGCTGCTGTAGAGGCGGCACCAAGTTTTCTGGAGAGTTTACCAGAGGATTTACGCAATGAACCCAGCTTGCGTACATTTACAGACCCGTCTGCATTGGCGAAAAGCTATGTTAATGCGCAGCGTCTGATCGGGAGCGACAAGGTTGGCAAGCCACAATCAAGCTGGACATCTGACCAGTGGGGTGAGTTTTATGCTGCTGCCGGGCGTCCAGAGGGGCCAAACGGCTATGAGCTTCAAGTTGATAAGGGCGTGTTCGGTGATAGTTCTTTGGAAGGATTACGCACTGCGGCGCATGAGGCTGGCTTGAACGGCACGCAAGCGCAACGCATGGCAGAGTTTTTGCAAACGTCTGTTACCAATATTCAGAGCGGCTTTGAGGAACAAGCAGATAGCTTGCGTCAAGAGGGCGAGATGGAATTACGCCAAGAGTACGGCAAGGCTTTCGAGCAAAAAGTTGATATGGCTAGATCTGCGGCTGTGCAGTTTCTAGGTAATATTGATTTGCTTGATGATATAAAGCTTGCTGATGGCAGAATGTTAGGCGATCACCCGGAAGTGATTAGGATGTTTTCACGCATTGCAGAGGGCATTGGTGAGGATAATCTTGAGGGTGAGCCAACGGAATTGATTATGACGCCAGAAGAAGCATCACGGCAGCTTAACGAAGTGATGCGTAGAGATGGCCCATATTTCGATAAAACGCACCCAGAGCATGATGCTTATGTGCGTGAGGCAACTCGTTTATTCGAGTTCCGCTAAGTGGATAACCGCAAGGCCCACGCGACAAACCTGTGTGTCAGGTGGAGTGACTGCCCTAAGCAGTAAGCACGGCCCCGCAAGGGATAACCAAGCGCAGCAATCTGAAACCTAAACTGTAGAAAGGTGATGCAATGTCTTCACAAATCACTACGGCTTTTGTCAATCAGTTCTCGGCAAACATCCAAATGCTGTCACAGCAAATGGGTTCACTGCTGCGTAATGCAGTAGACAGCGAGAGCGTGAATGGCGAGAAAGCCTTTTTTGATCAGGTCGGTAGCGCTGCTGCTGTTCTGAGAACAACCCGTCACGCGGATACCCCGCTAATTGATACCCCACATAGCCGCCGTATGGTTACGCTGTCTGACTATGAGTATGCAGATCTTATTGACGATCAGGACAAAGTGCGCCTGCTTGTTGATCCGACTTCGACTTATAGCCGTGCGGCTGCTGCTGCTATGGGTCGCGCAATGGATGACGTTGTTATCTCAGCGGCTTTGGGTAGTGCTAAAACCGGCAAAGACGGTTCTACAACTACAGCGTTTGATACATCAAACAATCAAATCGCTCAGGGTAGTGCTGGTCTGACTTTGGCTAAGTTGATCGAAGCTAAAGAAATTCTGGATAGCGGCAACGTAGATCCCTCAATCCCTCGCCACATCATTGTGTCACCTAAGCAAATCTCTGACTTGCTGAACAACACAACGGTAACGTCGAGCGATTTTAACACTGTCAAGTCTTTGGCAATGGGTGAGCTTAACAGCTTTGTTGGGTTTAACTTTATTGTTTCAAACCGCTTGGGTGTTGACGGATCGTCAAACCGCCGGGTAATCGCGTTTGCTCAGGACGGGATCAAGCTTGCTGTAGGCAAAGAGCCAACAGCCCGCATTGATGAACGTGCTGATAAATCTTACGCAACACAAGTCTACTACTGTCAGTCTGTCGGTGCTACACGCATGGAAGAGGCCAAGGTCGTAGAAATCTTGTGCCAAGAGTAAGGAGACTAAAACATGGCTACTGTTTACTCAGTACAACAGACTAATGCGACTGCAGATCCTGTTGTAAAAAACCCGTCAAATGTTCTAGGTGGTCGTATCCGCGTAGCGCATGGCGTTTATGAAGCATCTTCACTGGCATCTGGCGATGTCATACAGATGTTTACCTTGCCTGATGGCGCACGCTTGCTGGAAGGCTCGCTTGCCCATGACGCGCTTGGTGGCTCAACAACCTTGTCAGTAGGGTATGCAGCGCATACCAATTCTGCTGGTGCTGCTGTTTCTGCCGCTCCTGCTGCGTATAAGGCCGCTGCTGCCTCTACATCTGCTCAAAAAGTAGATATCTTGGCAACATTAGCTTTAGGCTCAGGAACAGTCACAGATACCAATGAAGACGGTATGATTGTTACTGCAACAATGGGCGGTGCTGCTGGCACAGGCACCATTGAGGTAACCATCAAATATGTGGTAGACTAAGAGA